CCGCGAAGCAGCTAAGAAGGTGGTGAAACAAAATGGAAGACGCAATAGTGATTTTGATTTCGGGACTAATCCCTGTTCTGAGATCATTCTTCGACCATATCAGTTCTGTAATCTTTCCGAAATCATTGTACGTGCTGATGACACAGTGGATAGCTTGAAACGTAAGGCACGTTTAGCGACCATCTTAGGTACATTCCAGAGCACATTGACTCACTTCCCATACCTACGTAAGGTGTGGCAGAAGAACACTGAGGAAGAGCGTTTGCTGGGTGTATCAATGACAGGTATTCTTGACAATGCTTTGTTGAACAATCCTGATAGCCCTAAACTGGAAAACATCCTGAATGAACTTAAAGCTGTGTGTGTCGCAACTAATGGGATTATGGCTGAGCATCTTGGTATTCCTGCCAGTGCTGCCATTACTTGTGTTAAGCCTAGTGGTACTGTCAGTCAGCTCACTGATAGTGCATCTGGTATTCATGCCCGTCATGCTGAGTATTATTTTAGACGAGTTCGTGGAGACAAGAAAGACCCATTGACACAACATCTGATTGATGCAGGCGTAACAGCTGAGCCATGTGTTATGAAGCCAGAACAAACCGTTGTGTTCACCTTCCCTAAGAAGGCTCCAGAAGGTGCGTTGCTTCGTAAGGGCTTGTCAGCTATGCAACACTTGAAGCTGTGGCTTGCCTATCAGCGTCACTGGTGTGAGCATAAGCCTTCTGTTACCATCTCTGTCTCTGAGCATGAGTGGCCTGAAGTTGGTGCATGGGTATGGAAACACTTCGATGAAATGTCTGGTGTCTCCTTCTTGCCTTATGATGGTGGTAGTTATCGACAGGCCCCATACGAAGACTGTACGAAAGAACAGTATGAAGCTCTGTTAGCTACAACACCATCCACCATTGATTGGAATAGTCTGATTGAAATGGATGATAATGTTGAAGGTGTACAGACCTTGGCTTGTACAGCAGCAGGTTGTGAAATCTAAGAAAAGAAACACACCAGTACCATCGAAAACAGGATGGCCTCCGGGCCTCTTGCAAGATGACTCTAGTGAGTTATCTAGGTGGTTTGCTAGTCGTCTTGACGCAAGAGAAACATTGAGGAGATTTATTAGAGATGAAAACAATCGTGTACACAAAAGACAATTGTCCAGCGTGTGTGCAACTGAAGACAAAGCTGGTCTTGGAAGGGACTAGCTTTGTTGAGGTTCACTTAGGCAGAGACATGACAATCGAAGACTTCAAAGCGAAGTTCCCCACTGTTCGTTCAGTACCACATATGGAGAATGTAGATGATAACAATTAACCCACGCTTAGGCATTGGCCTTGACATTGAATATAATGATGATGTATGTCACATCGTTGAGTTTGATAACAGCGACAAGGAGGAAGTGGTTGGCTTTATGGGCATCATCATCAAGCTACCATTCTTATCAATATATATTGGTGACTTCTTTGAGTTAGACTAAAAAGAAAGGGGACTATTAAGTCCCCTTTTTTATTGCCTATACCCTACGGCTTCCTGTGCTCCATACTTCTCAAGGTAGGCGTTATACCATTGCCTTGCAAAGTCTGGGTTGTCTTTGTATAGTTCCATAGTGAGCTGCTTAGTAGCCGCACTGCGTGACATACTGACAATCTTCTGCACTGCCACTTCTTTCTGATACTTATCTAGCTTCTCAAACTGTGGATTGTTAAACGCTTGACTCAAGCTGTTAGACAACACACCACCAGAGATTTGTTTATATCTAGAATATTGTGTACTGTCTAGTTCAACACCACCAATCTTCTTGTTAGCACCAACAATCTCTACACCAATCTCTTCAAGCTTTCTCTCAATGGCAGTGGGTGTAGTAACCTTAATACCAAGCAAAGCATTAGACAAGCTGGCCTGCTCTGGCTCACCTGTCTTGGTGTATTTAACTGGTAGTTCATCACGCATACCGGGGATACGGCTCTGTGCCTTCTCAACAAACGTCATAGCTTCACGCTCTGTTGGGTCTAACACCTTGGCTGTAGTGGCTGCAATGGCTGGTACAAGAGCGTTAGCATACTGAGCAAAGAAGCCACCACCGTGTCTCTCTGGGTCATACATAGCAAACAAGGCCTTGCTCAAGCCTTCCATAAAACTCTTCTCAAGAATGTTGTTCTTAACAGCAGCAGCATAAGCCAACAAGAAGTCTTGTGCATTCTTGTCTGGGTTCTTATTCTCTTTATATTCCTTGAGAATAGACGAAGCATCAACAGCCATACCAAACACTGTGGCTAATGGTTCAATACGTTGATAGCTCACCCATTCATCACCCACCTTCATAGAGAACTTAGGGCGACCATCCTTTGGATCAGAGCCTGTAATGAGGCCTTGGTTAACAGCAGCATCTAATGCAATGGCAGCACCCATGCCTAGTGCCTGCTTAGCAATGAGCTTGCCACGTTGCTCAGGCATGTTCATAGCGAAGTCAAACTTACCTGTATTACCAATCTCTTTCTTACCTGCCAAGCCAATGCCGGGGATGTAAGACACACCTTCTTTGATGATATTGTATGGGGTTTTGATAAAGGGTACAATGAGGGCAGACAATGGATGCTTGGCTCTGAACTGAGCAGCAGCCTGTGCTACACCTGTAAGCTTCTCTTGGAACACAGCTTCCTTAGCAAAGTTCTGCACGTTCCATAGGTTGTTACCACCAAGCTTATCTGTCAGCTGTTGTTGCCAGTTATCCACAGTGAGTCTGTCTTTGGTAAGCTTTGTATAAATCTCACCTGCATCACCACCTGTCTGCTTAGCCATACGTGCAGCTTCTCTGTAAGCAATGGCATTAAACTCCATGCGCCTAAAGACAGCCTTGTTAAACTCGTCAATGAAGATACCAACACGAGTAGGAGTTCTGACAACTTCACCGAGTGTGCCACCCAATGCTTTGTTATTCACATCATACAAGTCACCCTTCAACATCTCTGCTCTTTCAGCTGAGATGAAGTTCTCGTTGATAAACTTCTGGAACTTAGCATCTGTCATACCCATAGCTTGAGCAGACATGTTAATATCAAGAGGGCGACCAGAGACAAAGCCTTGCTTAGCAAAAGCCATAGCCTCGCTAAAGCCCTGCATAATACCCCTGAGCATAGCTACCCCTTCACCTGTAGTTTTATCGCTCTTGCTGAGGCTTCTAGGTAGGGCTGCTTCGATCTCTCTAAGCACTGGCTGCAAGAACATCTGTGTACCAGCAGACAAAGCGTTAACAGCAATAGTGCCGGGGCCTGATACATAACTGTTCACTACATATTCAGAGGCAATACGACCAGCAATGTGTGGTTCCTTTGCCATCTTGTTTTGTAGCTCAGCTAACAGGTTGGCTTTCTGTTGTGGTGTGAGGTCTTCAAACTTATCAATGAGTAGTTTCTTGTCTGCTAGTTCTCTGAACCAGACAGCACATGCTTCTGAGTATGCCATGTATATCCTTATAAACAAGTACGACCGGGAGTAGCAAAACCTTTTACTTCTTTCCCTTCGCTTATTCTATTATACGCTAATTTAAAAGCATTCAACTGATCAGATGCTCTAGTTCTTTGTCCTTGGAAGATGGACATAACACCAAGAGGAACTTGTGAGCGATGCATAATGGTTTGCTCTGCTTCTTTAGTCAGCTCACCACTGCTTCTCAATCTGTTATACTCATCAATCTGAGCACCAAGGAAAGCCTGAGCTTCTTTGTATTGAGGCATGAACGCTGCAATCTCTTCTCTGTTCCAGCTCTTGTCAGCATTCTGTAATGCCCAATCAAGGACACCGCCTTCATCAGCTGTCATACGTGCTGCTTGCTTCTCACCCAATGCAGCTGTAGCTTCTAGGCTACCACCCATTCTGCCTCTGCCACGCAGCTCTCTGCCTGTCCTGCCTGTAGCAGCAACAGCCTTCATGTGCATGTCGTTAATAGCCTTATCAACAGACACAGGGTCTGCATCAATGCGACCACGGAAGGCAGGATCAAACACCTTCTCTGGGTTTGTTTCAAATGGAACATCACCAGCCAGCTTTAGGTAGGGGTCAGTACGCATAGAGCCTACTGAGCCAGCCATGCCAGCTCTGTTCAATGGGTCAGCAGCAGCAGGTGCTTTACCCAAAGCAGCATTAGCTTCTTCCATTGTTCTAAAGCCATTACGCTCTAATGCAGCCTGCACTTCGGGAGTAACCTGTTGCGTAGAAACAACACTTGCTCTAGGAGGGGGAGCTAATGCAGCAGAAGGAACTTGTCCTTCTCTAGTGATCACTGGCTGCTCAGCAAAGCGAGGAGCTGTCTTTGTTTCCACCTGTACCAGAGGCTCAGGTAACTTTCCAGTAACCTGTCTCAGCTTAATCTCTTGGTCTTGAGCAAGCTTAGCTTTGAGCATATCAATCTCTGCTTGCTTAGCCTTGAGGTCGGTGTCTAATGAATAGCCCTTGAACAAGGAGGCAACCTGTGGAGCTTCCTTAACATCAACAACATCTTTCCCTTGGAACAAAGCAGGTGTTTGTTTTGTTGGTTGTGCTTTAGTTGGAGACACCAAGCCTGTCATCTTTGATGGCAGGTTATCAGCTGTCTGTACTGGAGCCTTAGTCTCGCCTTGCAACAAAGAAGCAACTTGTTTCTCTGCTGTTTCTGTTACATCAACTGTTGTTCTTTCTTCTGACAGTTTTGTAATGTCTCTCTCAAGAGAAGCAACACGTTGGTCAATGAGGGTTTTCTCTAAGACAGACAGCGGTTTATAATCATACTGTGCATCTTTAAACACACGCTCGTTAGTTACTGGCTCATCAATTGCTTTAGCAACGTCTGACAACGCTGCGTCTGTAGCCTGCTTTCCTTGAGGAATGTCAGACAGAGGAACATCAGCCTTCTTTGTTAAGTAATTAACAATAGATTCAGCACCCTTACCAAGCACACCGCCCAGAGCAAAGCCAGCAACAGTGCCTACGCCTGCACCCTTAGCACGATCAGTAGAGAATAAACCAGTGTCACCACCCTCTTTGAGGACAGGCTCTAATAGACCACCAAGAGCGCCTTGTGCAGCACCTTGCTTAGCCATGGTTGCAGCGAGTGTAGCCCCCCGTAATGGAGCAACAGCAAAAGCAGGTAGGTTAATAGGGTCAGCAATGGCTCCAGCAAACTCAGCTGTACCACCAATGTATGGGTTGTTAGCAGAAGAAATCTCGGCTGCTTGTCTCTCAGCACGTAGACGTTCTGTGTCAGCTGTACCAGCCATTTGAGCAATGCCCTTGATGCTGCTACCAGCACTCTCAACAAAGCGTTTAACACCAGCAGAGAAGCCTGTGTTCCCTGTTAGGTGTGCTAAGATTTGTTGATCTGTATATCCTTCAGCTCTAGCACCTGCAACATCAAAGCTTTTCTTACCAGCTAAGTAGTCAGCAATTTGTGCAGGAGAATAGCCTTCTTGTAAAGCTCCAGTAAGATCAAAGCCACCAGTAGGAGCCACATCTGTAGCCCCCACTGATGACATCATTTGCTCTTCTGGACTGAGCATTAGTTCAGCCATTTAACCTCCGAAGGAAGAGATTGGTTTAGTAGGTGTCTTAGGTGGTTTAACAATTACACTGTCTGGAAGACCTGTACCTTGTCCTCTGCTTGCATTAAGTTCATTGACGCTATTATAAATAGCACCGTCATTACCCATCACTTGGCCCAGCTTATTCTGTCTGCCAATGATGTCACCACGTGTGCCGGGTACAATACCAGCTGCATACACTGGAATGGTAAACTTCTCGCCTTCTTTAGCAGAGGCTGCTCTATCAGCATTAGCACCCGCATTAATGAGAGCAGCCTTAGCTGTAGCCTCTTGTGCTTTAATCTGTGCTTCAACCAAAGCAGAAGCTCTCTTCTTAGCTTCAAGCTGACGCTGCAAACCAACAACCTTAGCTTCATTACCAAAGGACATCTCTTGTGCAATTTGCTCTTCAAGAGTGAGCATGTCTTCTTTAGCTTTCTGGATGTCTAGTTGAGCTTTCTCAATATCAAAGCCACCTTTCTTAATGACTTGCTCATCACGCATAGCTGCTCTTGCTTCTTTGTTAGCCATGAAAGCATCTTGTGTCAAGCCACGAGCACCAAGCTCTTTAGACAAGGCAGCATACATCTCTGCATCAGAGGTAAGACCCATACCTTGCACTGTACGCATAGCTTCTTCAATGCCCTTAGCTCTCACCTGCTCTGGTGTACCACCACCAAAGAGACGACCAGCACCATAGCCCAAGCCTGCACCAGCATTGCCGCCCATAGAAACTACTTGCTGCAATAGGCCTTGTTGTCCCATCTGTGCAGGGCTAACCATCTGGCTATCAAGGTAGCGTTGACCCAGCTCTTGTTGAGTGGGCATATTGAATAGTGTCATAACATCGCTTGCCATATGTATTCCTTAAGGATTGTTAAAGCCAGAAGTGTTAATATCTGGTTCAAAGGTTCTATTGCTGTTATTTGCGTTTTGATTCCATGGTGTATACCAAGAATTGTTTGTAGGTGCATTATTCTGTGGTTGTTGGAACATACCAGCAGCTGTCCTGCCTGCTTGTTGAACCATGTTAGCTTGAGACAAGCTACCAGCCAAGTTAGCATTAGCAGCACCCATACCTCCTTGTAACAAGGCACTTGCTTGAGCGTTTCCTGCTGCAACACCAGCCTTACCAATGTCAGCACCCAGTGTCAGAGGAGACATACCAAGCTGTTCAATACCAGTACCAGAGGTGAACAAGCCAGTGCCACGAGAGATGAGCTTGTCATACATGTTCTGACCATACTGTGTACCAGCAGCGCCAATCTCAGCATTAGCTCTTTCACGAGCAAGGTTTAAACCAAATTGATCTGGGTTGATGAGACCTGAGCCTTCACCACCAACATAGCCAGAGGACAAACCTAGACCAATGCGACCACCGCCAAGCATCTTCTGACGCAAGGCCATGTCCTCTGCTTGTCTTGTAGGAGCAAGCAAGCCCAGCTGTTGATCAACATACTTCTGTGCTTCTAGCTGCGGGTCTGTACTACCCAGCTCAGCCATTGTCTTCTCAGCCTGTCCATAGAGCTGATCTCTAAAGGCTGCTAAGCGTGGGTCAATTTCATAACCAGCTGTTTGACCTGTTTCATCAAAGAAGCTCTTACCAAAACCAGACGTAATGCTGTATGGTTTAAACTTAGCTGCTTCTGCTGCAATACGTGCAGATTCTAGCTGAGCCTGTGCGCTCTTCTCTGCTGCTTTGCTGCTCATCATCCCACTAGCTAAGGTTGAAGCGGCTACCGCTGCTGCTGCCATTGCTGCCATTATGCTGCTCCTTTAATCAAAACAGAGTCCACTTTGTGTGGGTCTTTCTCGTCTGTTGCGTGAATACAAAACCATGTACAATCTGTTAAGGCTGTTACACCATGGCATACGTTTGCTTTAATCTCAATACAAGCAGGGGCTGTAAATCTTCTTGTATCACCGTCTTCCAAGAGTAGTTCAACTTGGCCTTTAGCTAAAATGGATAGATGGCTATAGTCATGCAGGTGCTTAACGATAGCAGAGCCTGCTGGGAAGTTCATCTCCTTGGCATACAAGCCATCAGAGAAGTGGTGTGTCACCTTGTCGTTAATATCTTTAAGAATGTCTTGCATATTAATCTTTCATAATGAATGCCAAGGCATAATATGGAGGCAAGTTCTGGTTAGTGCCTGACACGCCTTCTGCTGCAATAGTGTGTGTATGTGGAGCAGACAGGTTAACAGTGTGGTTTGTTTGAGGCTCGCCACCGTTACCACTATATGTACCACCATCAGAGAACACACCGCTGACAGAAAAGCCAACGTTTGAAGATGTAGTAAAAGAGCCTGTAATTGTTGTAGAGCCTGTAACACCACTATTGTGGTTGTGAGTTACAACAACAGAATCCTTACTACCACCTGTTTGTGTATTGCTACCTGTTACAGAAGTCTTAGCAACTGTATCATCAAGGGTTGCACCAATGATGAACTTGTTACGCAAGTCTGGTGTACCGTTACTACCGTTACACAGATGCCAACCAGTGGGAATGTTTGAAATAAGGCCACTCCACATGGCAATGATGCCAGAAGGGAAGAGGTTATTAACAAAAGCTGTAGTGGCTAGTTGTGTAGTGTTTGTACCAGCTGTAGCTGTAGGGCCTGTAGGTGTACCTGTAAAGGCAGGAGAAGCACTGTTAGCCTTAGTAGCAATGGCTGTAGCGATGGCATCAAATTCATCATCCAGCTCTGTACCCTTAACACGCTTCAAAGGATCGCCTGTTGACAAGGCATCCTTAGTATCATATGATGTGAGTTTTGTATAGTCAGACATGTTTAATAGTTCTTTCCTGTTTTAACGAATACATCAAGCTTCTGAATACTCAAAGGAGCACCATTCACTTCTGCTTCAAATCCAATTTGTATTGTCTTTCCTGAGCCACCTACAGCTGTCTTAGCATTTTCAATGAAAACACCAGAGCTATATTCAGCAATGTTATATTCAGCTATGTTATACTCTGCATATTGTCCTGAAGAAATAACAATGGGGTAGGAGCTGTATGTGCTAGAGAAGTCAAAGCCTAGCTTAGCCACCATACGTTGACCACCACCACCAATAAGAACAATGCCTAAGTTCTTAGCAATCTTATTAGTTGTTGGTTGTTCAAAGTTAAAATGGTTGGTATAATATGTGAAGGTGTATTTAACACCGTTGTCTTGATAGCCATAGTATTCACCAATACCATTAGGCTTACCTAAATATAGTGTTCCACTTCTGCATGACAACAAGGCATAAGCTTGATAGCCAAGCCATGATGTTACACGAGCTGCACCATCCTCTAGAGGTTTTCTTAAGTCAATGCAATAGACAGCAGGGGAAGCTGTGGATGGAAAGCTTAACAGATAGAAGGCATACTTCTCTGAATAACAGCTTCTCACTTCATCCATGTTAGTTGCTTCAATGTAACCAAACACATCATCACGAATGTTTAATGTGAGGTCTCTCATTGGCATACTCTTCTCTTGAACAGTACGACCTAAGCTTCTTACACCAGAAGCAGACAAGAACAATACATCATTACCTGTCTTTTGAATAGAGTCTCTAGCAATGCAACCAACACCGGGCAAGACATCTTGCACATACATGGTGGACGGGTCAGAGAAGTTATCGTCATTACCACGCAGCATAACAATGTTCTGTTTAAAGAACACAATGATGTAGCCGTTGTGTGCAGCAATGCCTGTCACTTCGTCTACGTTGTTAGGCAGCTTGGCAGACATGTTAATACTACCTGAGCTTCTACCTGCACCTGTATTGAATGTAGGGAAATGAGCATCAGCAATGTCTGTTGACCAATAGAGGGTGGTCTTATTATTGTTTGTACCTGCTACCCAGAAACGTCCATATGCAGCCAAGGCACAGTTAGGGCCATTGTCTGTACCTGTACCAAACACTGGAGTACTAAAGGAAGCACCACCATGTCCTGTATGACTAACTAGCTTAGCAACAGACAAGCTTCCTGTCTCTCTTGTAAAGATGATAGGCTCATGGCTCTTCTGTACAATGAGGCAATGGTCATACAAAGAAACCATCTGCCAGTTGTTTGCTGTAATTGTGTATGAAGCAGGGGTGATGTCAGTTAATGCACCAGCAACACCTTCTCTAAACAGCTTACTATTACCACCACTGATGTAATCAATAGTACCATCAGCATTAACATACTCAAACAAGCTTTTAATGGGGTTGCCAGAGAGCGCAGAGCTTCCGCTGGTGGTACGCATGGCCCAGCCCTTACGAGCACCTAAGCGTCCATACTTATCAATGACACAGTTGTTAGCAACAAGAGCAAATCCGTCAGACAACAAAGCCCCCGAGCTTTGGGTGTTAAGTCCAAAGAAGCCGGGAGCGCCTACTGATGCAGATTTAAGTTCTTTCATACTGGATACCAAATAGTGTCTTCTGGTCTACGTGCAGCGTCATATGCAATTTCATCAGCCAAGGCTCTCATGCCTGTACCGAAAGCATACTGGCTGCTATTACCACCGTCTTCACCACGTTCTTCAATAGCCTTAGCAAAAGCTAACAACACAATGGGACGAGCAGGAACCATGATGTCATCACCGTCAGCAACTAAGTCTGTATTTCTTACCAACACATTAAAGCGAATAGTGTAAATAGAATCAGGGATTGGATAGATGTCAACCTGTGTATCACCATCATTGGAAACACCGTTCCAGTTATAATAGATGGGAGCACCTGTTGCTGTAGGCTCTTGTGCCAAGAACAGCTTATCAAACTCTTGACCACTCTTGTAGGTCATAAACATATTGGTTGTGTCATTCAACACATCAATCACGTTGAAGTTGTTCTTGCTGCCATTCAGCTCATAGTTAAACACGTTGGCTGATGTGGTTAATGTAAGGGTGGTACGCAAGGAAGACCAGTTCCAAGCATTCTCCACCTCATTACGGGCATCGTTAACAAAATCGCCAATGAGCCTACTGTAAGAAGATTCAGAGACAGACTGAACTTCTCTTTCTCTAAGTCTTCTAAGTACACTATTGACAGCTTCTAGGTATGTCATCTAAGTTCCTTATATGTATTATACATAATAATGTTAATAACTATTACTCTTGTTATGTACTTATAAGTACTATTATAACAGCTATTGCTTGTTTTGTCAAGTGTTTTTTATTACCACTTCACTTTATCTGCCCAATATGCTGCACTCATTTTGCCCTTGGCAATGTTAGAAGCGTGTCTAGCTTTGAAGGCTTGGTTTCTTTTAGAACCATCAGGGCTTCCTGACACACCTTGCTGACCAAACCTGATGGTCTTCACTGCATCACCACTCTTGGCGACCACTACGTGGCTCTTTGTTGGATGGCTAGGGGTAGCCTTTGGCTTGTTATAGCCTGACACACCTGCTCTTGTTAGTCTTGAGTCTTTCATTTGTGCAGGCCTTTCAAGTAGACAGTCTTGCCGTCTTGCTTAACGGCTGTCAAAGCTTCACACTTCAGGTTGCTTGGGTCATAAGAGACATGCACCCAGCCACTATCAGGGATGCCGGGGGTGTAGAATTCTAAGATGACCTGTGTAAAGGAATAGTTATCCACAATGAATTGAGCCAAGTCACCATTGGGAATACCAGCAATCTCAATGTCAGCTGCTTGGCCCTTGCAATGATCAGAGGTCTTAGAACCACCAACAGAAGCATTAACTTCTGGAGCACGATAGCCTGAATTGATTGTTACAGACTTACCATAATGTGTTCTTACAGGCTGAACAATGTTATCCACAAGCTTCTGTAAGGCTGCAATCACTTCAGGGGTGGGTGTGTTATCAAGGCCTTTACGTAAGGCTGTGTCGCTCTTGGTAAATTCTTTCAAAGAGAAGTTGGCTGATAGTTGTGTCATATTATTCTCCTTCTTTAGCAGCTGGTGTAGCAGAGCCTTTACGACCAGAGATAGCACCCATAGCACCAACGCCCATGAAAGCAATGGCCTTCAAGATTTCAAGGAATACAGCGTCAATAGGAGCCAACGTATCCTTTTGTTCTTCAAAGCCAATGAGCCACAATACACCGAAAGCAATTACCATCACCATAGTTGTAATGGATTTTACAACGAAAGCCCATACACTTGCTTCAATTTCTTCAACCGTTGGTTTAGGTTGGTTCATCCATTGTTGGAATAGTTCTTTCATTTCTTTTTCTCCATAATTTTCTCGGCTGTTCTGCCACCAAAATATGCCAGCATAATCAGCTGACCCCACTCGCCAAGAAGTTTGACGTATGTTTCATTCACATTGACACCAAAGGCAGAGCATGAAGCAAACAAGAAGTATGCTCCAAGGATAGCCATCAATGTCATAGGTCTAATGTTCTTAGACAACCAGCTGTCACTAGACATGTCTGCTTGCCAACGCTCTGTCACTGCCTTTGTCTCTGCTTCAAAAGCACGTACATCAATCTCTTTAAGCTTTAAGGCTAGGTCTGGGTTGGCTTCTAAAGCGTTAGTCACTGCTGCTGTTGTTGCAGGTACACCAAGCTTTTCAGCAATGGCAGCTATTGCCATGCCACCCATAGGGCCAGCTACAGCTGTTGCTAGAGCTGGTGCTACGTTCTTTAATAGACCTGCTAAAATATCATTCATTGTTTTTCCTTTCACACATAGCCACTGCCTTGTTCACTTTAATATACAAATACAGTTCAAAAGGCATGACAATAAACCATAGCAACGTCATCAATATAAGAAAGCTTATGTATTTGCTATCACTATCGCTGCCATTAGTCCCCATGTTTCTGCCACCACCAGTGCTGCTATTGCCGCTATTGCCATACGTCTGTGACGCTTGGCTGCTCGTTTGTTTCGTAGCCATTGCTCTTCCTTCTTTTTACGTAAGGCTACCAGCCTAGCTGTTTCTTGTTGTTCTTGAATGATGCCCACTCTCTTAACCACTTTGGTGTATAGGTCTCCTAAGTCTCCGCCTATTTGATACACCATTGTCTCTCTGATTTGCTTCTGAAGCTTAGCCACTTCTGTCATAGCATACTCAATATCCACTGAGCTGCTTAGCAATTCAGCATCACTCTTAGCATCAAGACTATGTTCCTCTGCATCTGCTAGCTTTTGTTTAAGCTGTGACATACACGTGAAGAACACCTTGAGCTGAGCAATGATGTCTAAGGTTATTGATAGTTCATCTTGATCTATCGGAGCTTTCTTAACCTTCTTTTCAGGAGCCTTTGTCTCAACCTGTACACATTGTTTAACATCTGTAGGTTCCTCACCAAACAACTTGCCCTTTAGGAAGCTCCAGAAGCCCCTAGAAGCCCCTGAAACTTCCTTGGCAATACCTACGGCAGTGTCTAAGGTTTTCTTGGCTTCTAGGACTGTTCCTTTGTATTCCTTATAGAGGTCACATCCTTGCTGAATTGCTTTTACAGCTGCGTTAGCGGCAGCAAGAATGGCTAAAGGCATTACTTCTCCTTACGAATGTCCTTGTAGATTTGAATAAGCTTATGACCAATCATCAAAGCTGTGTATATCAACGTGGCCCACAATACAAGTTCACTCACTTGATAGCCAGCCACTGTTGCTAAGCTTATTGTCACTGGGGGTGCTGCCTTAGTTACCAGAGCTGCTCCTGTTTCTGTTGTTAAGTGTTCGCTCACGGTGTGGCCTCGTCTGCTGGTTCAGGCGTGTTGCCTTCTGTTACCCATTGTACGTATTCATGCGCAGTCACTAAACACGATTCTTGCCGACCATCGGGCCATTCACGCCATACGGATTGAACTTGTTGCATTGGCTGTAGTGGGATAAGTTTCCAAACTGGTGTTGTCATAACTCACATCCTGTAAATTCAATTTTTCCAGCGGTATTATTAAATAACATAGAAGCACCGGGTCCAACAGACCCACCTGAAATTGTAAAGTTAATAATCCCGCACTTATATCCAGCACTTGAAAAAGTAGCTGCGCTTGGAGTTGCAAGTGATGTTGCTGTGTAATAGTAAAAATGGCTAGGGGAGCTAATCGTTACCCCCGTTGGTGGAACTCGTGGAGTAACAACGAAAGGGAAAATAAATTGAGCAGTGGTTGAGTTTGGCTGATATGCAGACCCTATTACTTCACTAGAAGAGGTACTTGTCAGAATTGGCAAATACCGCTGACACAACTGCAACTCAGTACCATACGGGCGGTAGTCAAACGATGTGGCTGTGCTGCCTTTTTCTAGTTGAACGCCTGTGATGTAGAAGGTGGCTCCAGTGGTCGCAGTCAGGTTTGTACACGCACTTGTTGTGTAGTAGTTTCCAGCTTGCCAAGCGCCAGCAGTTGTTTGAAGGTTTGAGCCAGCGCCAATCGGGAAGCGAACCAAGATACCTGTGCCATTTGTTTTGAGCCAAGTGCCAGAAGTGTCACCAGCGATAGTTACCGACTTCTGCTCCCATGTGTTTGCAGCATTGACGGTGTATGTTGTGACGTAGCTTCGGTTTACGCTGTCATTTGTCAAGGCAACAGCATACGTTCCAGTAACGCTTGCACGAACCCAAAAAGAAACAGTAACAGTTGCTGCGGTGGACGCTCCAAAATCTAAATCTGCGCAGTTCAGACCTTCAATATATTGGTCAAGGGAAATCAACTGTGCAGAAGTTGGTGAAGCGCCCGTGCCGTTTGTGTAAAGAAAAGAATTGATAAAACCAGCAGGAGCTGTACTTGATTGACTAATTGTTGGAGTCAATGAAGACGCATAGCTAGAAGCCTGACCAAAACGCCAACGGTCAACTGTGAAATACCCACCAGCTGTCGGAGAAGCAGAGGTAGCTCTTTGTGCAATCATCATCGCACCATTGATGATGCGGTTCTTAAACGAAGGATAGCCTGCTGAAGCCTGTACGGTATTATCTGGGTAAGTTACCCCTGAAGTACCGTTAATAACAATAGCCATTTAAGCCTCCAAAGCACGAAGTTGTGCGGTAGTTGTGCAAGCGTCAACCAAGCCTGTTACGTCACGCAGACGGGTCTTTTCAGCCACGATTGCAGACACATCAGCCTGTGCTTCCATTGCACGCATATACAACACATCCTGTGCAGCCAACAAAGGTTCACGTTCAGCGCGTAGACGGGCTTTAGTGATTTCCTTGGCCTTGTCCACGTTGACAGTCACCACGCCATCAGCAAGTTCCCATGCGTTGAAGAAGTCGTTGTCTGCTTGAGGCAGGTCTGCTGTGTCCACAATGATGGAGTGGCTAGGGGTGTCTTTAGCCTTGACAGCGTTAATGTCGAGTTCGCCTGTTGGGATGCAGACGCTCACGCCGCCGTTGCTGTTGGAAAAAATAATCACATTTGCCATTTTTAAAACTCCTTAAAGCTATTGCTTTTGGTTAAATTTACAGAAGCAGGAATTACCCGCAAATTGTTGTGAACATGAAGGCCACAAACCTGTTTGCCTTGCAGCGGAACAATATGGTCTACATGATACTTCTCGCCCATTACATCGCTACACCATTTAGCAAGGTCGTATTCAATTTGAATTGCGTCAAAGTTTACCCAAGAAGGCGTTGCCTTTAACAAAGCGCACCTTCTTTTTGCTGCTTGCGCTGCTGTTTTTGAGGGGTTGTTTTTAGCCCATGCTGCACTCAATTGGTTTGCAAGTTCTTTGTTCTTGTAGCGCCAATCTGAACAACGCTTACGCATCGTTTCAACATTACGCTCACGGTACGACATCCAAGTTTCTTTGTGCTTTTCAGGGTTAGCTTCACGCCACTTTCTAGCCTTTTCCCTGTTTTTCTCAGGGTTTGCCTTTTGACGCTCATTTGAAACAGCAATCAAACATTGTTTGCACACAGACCGATAGCTTGGCTTTCTGTCTTTTTTGTGCGTCAAATAGAAAGCAGACAGCGACAGAGTGTTTTCACACTTTGTGCAAGTCTTCATGCCTTCTACTTGTGCCATGATTGTGATTCCTTAATTTCCGAAAATTGCGACATATACATAATCCCCGTCAACAGCAGTGTTTGCACTTGGTTGAAATGTAGAAAGTCGTAAGGTTGTTGTAGTTGGTGCTGCTGCTGCCCCACTGCTGCTGACTACGTTAAACGCCATACCAAAAGAACGAGCGCCAATAGTAGTCCCGCCGCCTGTTGCAGCGTAGTTAGCGTCAGCAAGGGCAGTAGCAAAGTTCACAGTGTAATCACCAGTACCGTTGTCAGTAATCGAGCTGACGTTGTAGCTTGAACGGATAGCCACTGTACCAGTGCCGTTAAAGTTCACCCAAGCCAAAGCATTGGTGGTCACGGAATTGGATTGAATCTTTAAAATCCCACTACCATCAGCGGTTTGCACAATCCCGTTAGTCGGGCTGGCGTTAATTATGCTTGCCATTGATAGGCTCCTTTTTCCATGTGTAACCTTTGTGAGACTTTGCAGTTCCGCAAGCGCATGAACTTACATGACCCATGTGAAAACCAGCGTCTATAACTGGCTTGCCGCCAATTAAAGCGATTGTCTCACCTGTTTTGATGTTTGTACCGATTGTCATGTAAACCTCTTAGCGGAAAATGGCTACGTTGCAGTTTTGCAAATCAACGTCTGACTCTCTACGAGACAACAAACGAACAGCGGTTGTAGTTTTTGTGGTTGGTGCAGTCGAGGCGTTAGTCGTTGTCCTCAAACCAAACTGGTAAGAACTACCTTGGTCGGCAATTACTTGCGCGGTAGTTGAAACACAATAGTTTGCATCAGGTAACGCAGTCGTAAAATTCACTGTGTAATCACCTGTACCGTTGTCAGTAATGGAAGACACGTTAAAGGAAGCATTGATTGCAACAGTACCT